TCCATGTTTTTAAGTAACATGATAACGGCCTGACTTAGTGACCTAACCTCTACATCCGGCAATTCCCTTGCTGTAGCCTTTAGCCTTAAATGCTTATAGCAAAGTATCGGATGTTGGTATAGTTCCGACATAGCGAAAACTATATCATCGGGTACTTTTCTTCGCCCCTGTTCATAAGAGGCTATTGTCTCGGTGGCGATATTTAAGTATTCGGCCGCCCTTTCTTGTGTTAGCCCTGATACTTCCCTTGCCAACTGGTAAATAGATTTATCTTTCATATCTACACCCTCCCAATATGGCAAGACACCCAGCAATTTTGTTGCCCGCAAGGTAATCTTCTTGTACTACCATAATTTTCTTTACATTCCAAACCAATTTATAAATCACCCAACTGCATGTAGCTATTGCCATAAATATTATGGCATTTTTTTTCTTACATTCATAATTTATTATTTTAAAACGACTATACCGTCTATTGCTTTTGAGGTAATATCGGTCGTTTGTGAATCAAATCCTGTTCCTTTGATAATTCTATAATTTGTAATAGAATTATTGTTTTTATCGAGTACTCCTTCAAAAATTGTATTAAGTGGTAATCCAACTTTTTCACCTAATGCAATGAAAGGTATTGAGGTGTCTGAAGATAAGTTTAAATCTTTGAAAAATTTCATAATATCTTCCATAAACGATATTTCCTTATTCAAATCAATCGTTTCTCCTCGTTTTGCAAGCTCAAGAATAATATTTTTATTAATTCTTCTTTTTTTGCTATTTGCTTTTAAAATTCCATAGCATATTCCCGAGAGTATTACTAATCCTAAAATTATTTTCATTTTATTCATTATTTATTTGTTAATAAGATGTGACTGATATTTCACTATTGCAGTACTACTATACCCTCCTCCGACTGTTGCATTATTTCCTCAGTCTGGCTATCTACACCCTTCTTCGAAGCATCCATTACTTCATAATGCGTAATGGTATTAGTATCTTCGCAATATACTCCCTTAAATAACCCCACATCAACTTTTGGTGCATTTTTAATTTGATCACCTAAGATTCCAGCATCTATAATGAATGGTGTCTCACGTTCAGGGTTTAGGTTTAGTTTTTTAAAAAAATCCACCACATCATGTAGAAAATTCAAAACTCTATTTAAAACTTTTTTAACAAAATTTACAATACTATTGAATAATTTTTTTATTCCTCCCCAAATACTTGAGAATACGTCTTTAACTTTCATAATACTTATATATTTATAGTAATGGTTTATTGTAATACTATCAATTCATTAGCACCAAATAGGTTTTCTAAATCTATAGAAAGACCATCTGCAATAAAGATAAGATATTGATTATTTTCTTGTTCAATCAAGTTGTCATTAATAACAAATGCCGTATAGATATAATATGCATCCCGTCCTTTCTTTCGCAATGCTGCAAGTCCTGTAGCATTTGGAATAGTGTACGTTTTGATGGCGGAAAGAAATTTATCTTTTGACAATAATTCAAACTTAAGAGGATGAATGTTGTGCAGCGATACTTCCTCTTGTTCCTTATGAGATTTAGAGATTAAATAATCATCAATTTTATGTTTTAAAAACTTCTTTGAAGTATCTTTCCATTTGTCATTCTTAACATATTCATTAAGTAATTCTTCTCCAAAATCTTTTGCGAATTCACCCATTTTGCTTGAGATCTTTTTCGCAACTTGCATTCCAATTTCTTTTAAAGCATTTAGATTCATAATAATTATTTTTAGTTATAAATTGTATGATGTTCCCAGTATTCAAAACATTTTCCTTCCTCAGGTGCAATCACATGGTCTGCCTCTATGATGCCTCTAATAAAAAATGTCAAAAGTGATTTAAAATCTTCTCGTTTCTCATCAGGTAGTGCTTTTAGAAAATGTAGAGAATCGTCTGTAACCTGTTCAAGAGTAAAAGACTTGCTCTCATATTCTTTTAATAATTTGGTCCCATCTTCATCTATCAGTTCCTTAGTCTGTAGATTTATAAGAAACCTTCTGATAAAAGACTTTTCGCTAGGATGGTATTCTCCATCACAATTTGCAAAAAACAAACCAAGTTTCACAATTAAGCATATAAATTCATTGTGCATATTTTCTTTTTTCGTAATACATTTTACACAGTAATTCTTACCCTATCTTCTCCACCCTCAAGCATGAGCAGTTGAGTGCGCCCATTTTATCTAAGTCTACACCAAAGTTGTTGATGAAGAGTTGGTTCACTTTTTTGCACTCTTGGATGTTTGTGACAGGATTGTTAACAAACGAAGCTATTTGCACGCTCATTCCTGGCTCGATAAGCATACCTGCGGTATTCTTACGGCGTGTTACGATAATTCTGAATAATGCCATATTTTTAGGTTTTTATAGGTTAATGCACTTTGTTGTTTCTTCAGGACGCAATCCTACAAGAAAGGCATAAACGCCTCGGTATCACATTCTACTAAGAGTAAGGCTCTGGTAAACCCGAAATTAAGTAAAACACGAAAGAGGAATCCATGCCTATGCTGGTAGTGAACTCGCTCTGACTCTCCGTATTCATAATTTCAAGTTTAAATTTACCAGATTTTACTCCTTGAACAGAATTGTCATGGCGTGCGCACAATTTTATATCGCTCACATATTGATAGCAAAGATATAAAATATTTTTATACATCTGCAAAACGTTTGCAAGAAAAAATTGGATTCCTCTCATTTTTTATATTTTATCTTTTAATCGCATCATTTGTATCAATCACCACAATTCCTCCTTGGGAAGTTTCTGTTTATACAATGTCCCACCATATTGATTTACCATATGATTTAATTTTGCACGGGATTTATGATTTACTAAGCGCAAAATTACAGGGGCATATTGCCATATTGTGTCATAACCCCCAAAAAAATGTTGAGCTTTTTGTGTGTATTCTCACGATGGAGTAAGAATCTATAGGTTGAAATAAAAAAGCAAGCCTTGCTTGCTGCTATCTTTAGAACGAAACAAGACGCTTCGCCCCTCTTATAATACAAATCACCCTCCGAGGTGACGACTTGATAAACTGTACGTTATCAAACAAAAGTGCAGGTCATGCGGTCATTCCTACCCATCTGCTCAAAATGGGAGAAAGGGAACGGGAACACCTTGCCGTCCGCTCCAAGAAAATCGACTCCACTTCGACCTACAGGAGTTCTCGGTATTACCAGAGTTATATCCGTGAGTTCTTGGACTCGAAAGGCAAGACAGACATTGCCTTTTCAGACATCACCGAGGAGTTCGGACGGGAATACAAGGTCTACCTGAAGCGGTACAAGAACTTCGGAGCATCGTAAACCAACCATTGCCTCTACTGGCTGAACCGATTGGTTTACCTTGCCGTAGACCATGAGATTATCCGTGCCAATCCTTTGGAGGAGTTGGAGTATGAGAAGAAACCGTCCTCCAAGCGAATGCATATCAGCAGGACTGAACTGAAACAACTGTTGGAACTGAAACTTCCCGCCAATGACCCATTGAAGAAATTGGCTCGCCGGGCTTTTATCTTCTCCTGTTTTACAGGACTTGCCTATGTCGATACCCAGCTGCTGTATCCGCACCATATCGGGCGAACGGCAGAAGGGAGACGGTACATCCGAATCAATAGAAAGAAAACAAAGATAGAGTCATTCATTCCTTTGCATCCGATAGCGGAGCAAATACTTGATTTGTACAATACGACCGATGACACACAGCCGGTCTTTCCGTTGCCGAGCAGAGACTCTATGTGGTTCGAAATACACGAGCTCGGTGTTATCATCGGGCGGAAGGAGAACCTCTCCTACCACCAAGCCCGACATAGCTTCGGCTCATTTCTGATTTCCGAGGGGATTTGCACGGAGAGCATTGCCAAGATGATGGGACACACCTCTATCACCAGTACGCAAACCTATGCGAAGATATCCGAGAAGAAGAAGATTGCGGAGGATATGGATAGGTTAATCAAAAGAAGAAAGAACAATGAATATTGAATTACCATGAAAAGAGAAATCATAACCATCAGCGAGAATGGGAATATACACATTCCTACGACTACCATTTGGATGTCTGTTTGTGAGATTGCCGACCTGTTCGGTGTTTTACAGAACTAACTCTGTAATCTTCTCATCATGTTCAGAAAAGATGTTTCCTATGAGAATAGAAAAAGACACTATGCTTTTCCATAAGGATTGTTTGGTGAAACTATGCGATATAGATGTTTCTGTTTAATTGTTTTTACGCTTATAAACGCGGAAGTCAAGGATTCTCTGCTGATGGTAGTCAGTAGAGAAGACCAACTCTAAGAGAAAGCAAGTCTTCAATCATCCACAGTTATATGCTTCCTTTCGGAAGTACTTAAAAAAGACTTTCGTGTTTTCTTTGGTAGAAACACGAAAAATGTATACCTTTGTGACGACTTGGAATACAACTCTTCAAAAGAGTTTAGAACAATGATATGGTATTACAAGTCATTCACCTCTATATGAGATTAACCTGAAAGAAAATAGGCAGGCATTAATGATAGAGGTGATAATTGAAGGAAGAGTGTAGTTTTTTAATATAGTAGCTATGGCAAAAAAAAGAAGAAATGTTGATGTCCTATCAGTTAATCTCCGATTTATCGATGACAGTCATATTGTCTCTTTTGTAGATATTCTTAATTATATAAATGGCAGAGAATATCGGTGTAATGAGAAAATATTCAATCTTAACATGTTACGTACAGATAAGGCGGATTGTGATTTAGGTATTATAGTAACGACGCAAGATTCTGACATTCCTCCAAAACGAAATAAGAATACGGGTAATTATAGTCCGGTTCAAATTAATACTACTGAAGAAGGATTTGCATATGCCAATATTTTCCTGTACGATCATCGGAGAAATATTTTATTGTATGAAATAAATCGTAATGGTTGTTATCCCAATCAATTTCGAGAATTTATTTATTCACATTGGAATGCAGATGAAGATAATGTAAAATTTGATTTGACATTTCCTTCTGTGGTAAGAGCAAATGAATATGCTCGAATGCTTCGAATGGATAGATATAAAAAAATAAGCATCCAATTATATAATCCAATTGAGTTGCAAAATTGCATTGCAGAGGAGAATCTATCGATTTATGAGAATATTTTAAAGCATAACATAGAGATGGGGACTCAAAGTAATGCAAATACTATAACGATAGAGCAAGTAGCATTATGGAAAAGAATCAATCCTATGGGATTAAGCCGTTCTATGGTAAAGGGATTAGTTGATGCTGTCAAACTTAATATCGTAGATTGTGGACGTCGTCAGAATGTACAGACATTACGAGTAGAGGGTTATACTTCGGACAGCGAAGATCCTAATAGATGTAAACCTATTGATATTATTGCAGACTCTTTTGATGAATATTTTAAAATTACTGATATTCAAGTCCATAGAGATGTTCAACAAATTGAAAGGAAAGAGGGAATAGAAAATTTATATGATAAACTACTACCTGAAATAAGACAATTAATAGGATATTAATTATGGGAATATTTGGAAAGTCATATCGTTATTGGGTGGAAACCATTGGAGGATTGCTTGCTGGAATAATTGTGTGTATCCTATTATTCATCGTTGATCCTCATCTTTCAAATTGGAAAGATCTTGTCAAGGAAATTCCTTCAATAGGGATGTGTACTTTCGGCTTTTTATTGACACTGCTAAGCATTATATTACAAGGAAATAGTTCTACAATTGAGTGGATGAAAAGCCGCAAAACGTTATTTGATAGATTCATTCAATATAACAAGCATATTGTAATTCTTTCTTTTATAATATCCATTTATGCTTACACGCTTCGATTTTTTAATTTTCAATGGTTAATACACGAACTAAGTTTAGAGACTAATCCAATCATTCCTCACATTAGAAGATTATTAATAAGTGTCTTTGGAGGATTGATCACTTGGTTTGTAATTGACACTTTTCAATTTATAGAAATGTTTTACCTGTTAATAAAAAAGCAAAATGATATATTGTGAAAAATCAGCATTAAAGTATGTGATCGTACATATAGTTGGGAATAAGTCATTTAATGAAAATGTTATTTATTCTGCATCAGAAACAATTCTTGATGAGGATTTAGTAGGTGTTTTAAACATGTATTATTTGCAGTCTTTTAAAACTGAAGAATACTACCAACTCTACCACGAAAGTGATTTGGTATTAAATGAGGTTTATACCTATGTCTCCAAGATTTTCGATGAGCCTAAACAACTTTATGAACAATCGGTAAATCTGGCAAAACATTTGTATGAGCAAAGCACCCACCCTAGAATCAAAGGTGGTGAGTTTTATACCGTGTATTTCAAAGATTGTATATTTGACGGAGAAACTCTTGATGCGGTTGGTTTATTCAAATCGGAGAATAAAGAGACTTTTTTGAAGGTGTTGCGTGAAAACGGCAGTTTCAACTTAGAAAGCGACAAGGGTATCAACATTAAAAAACTGGACAAAGGTTGCCTAATTTTCAATAAGGACAGAGAAAACGGATATGTAGTTGCTGTGGTTGATAATACCAATAAGGGCGTAGAAGCTCAATACTGGATTGACGATTTCCTGCATGTCCGCCAACGTAAAGACGAATACACCAATACGCAAAATTTTATGGCGTTAGCAAAAAACTTTGTAACCAAAGAATTGCCTAAGGAATTTGAGGTTTCCAAAGCAGACCAAATTGATTTACTCAACAAGTCGTTGCATTTTTTCAAAGAGAAAGAAACTTTTAATATTAATGATTTTTCCCATGAAGTAATTGCTCAACCCGAAGTGATTGAAAGATTTCATCAGTATAAGCAAGAGTATGAGGACCAAAGTGATATTGTCATCGATAATCAGTTCAAAATTTCCGAATCCGCTTGTAAAAAGCAGCAGCGCTCCTACAAACGTGTCATCAATTTGGACAAGAAAATCCAAATCGTCATTGCCGGCAATCGCCAAAATATAGAACAGGGAAAAGATAATCGTGGAAAATTTTACAAGGTATATTATACAGATGAAGAGTGAATTGTGCGACAAATCATTCGTGTTTTTGTTGGAGTAAAAAAACGAATTCATGAACGAAAATATTTCAGAAATAGTAAGAAGAAAAATAGAGAAAACGGATTATGGCATCGTGTTTTCCGCGAGCGATTTTCCTGTTGAAGTTACCAAGTAAAAAACAGTAAACAAGGTTTTGGAAAACTTGACTAAAGCTGGTGAAATTCAACGTTTGTCGAAAGGTCGATATTACAAAACAAAAATGACAGAGTTTGGTGAGCTTATGCCCAGCAGTTATCAGATTGTAAAGGACTTACTGGAAGAGAACGGCAAACAGATTGGTTATATTACAGGATATCAAATTTTTAATGAACTTGGATTGACTACACAAGTTTCTGCCATTTTGCAGATAGGAACCATCAAAGATAAAAAAAGCACAAAGCGTGGTTATTACAGGATGAAATTTATAAAACAATGGAATACAATCACCAAAGAGAATATTCCTCTTTTGCAGTTGCTCGATTGCCTTCGTTTCTTCAAAAATATTCCTGACACTAACCCTGCGGATAGCAGTAAAAAACTCTTGGGGCTATTATCTAAGTTAAGTGAAATTCAACGCAGCAAAATAAAAAAATTGGCTTTAAAATACACTCCGCAGACAATCGCATTATTGGGTGCAATGCTTGAAGTGTTGAATCCGAACGAAGATGTTCTGATATTGCAAATGTCGCTTAATTACCAGACATTTTATAACTTATCAATTCCGCAAGAAATATTGCCTAATCAAAAGAAATGGAATATAAGATGAAACTGCACGAAAATCAACCTCTGTTTGCCCAACCACCCAATTTTGCAGCAAACATCTTGAATATAAGACCAGAATTTATCGAGAAAGCTTATTGGATTACTCGTGCGTTACAGAGAATATCTCAAAATGTCAATGCCGAGAAAGTAGTTTTCAAAGGAGGAACGTCCCTCTCTAAGGTCTTAAATAATTTATTGATTCCGTAATGTGCATAGATAAAGTATTAAGTGATATTATAGCAATTAAGAATGGCTTTCAGCACATCCTTGATGGGGCTGTTGGAATCCTTTCGACATACTCAAAGAACAGTGCTTTGAATTTGCTCTTGAATTGTTTAAGCACGAAGCCTATCAAGCCCGAATGTTGGCAACAACGGTATTGGGAAGATTTGCAACAACGAATGATGATGCCCTTTATTTTCTGAAAGAGCAAATCAGCACAGACGAGAATTGGCGAGTTCAGGCTTTTGAATATTCATGGAAATCTCATTTTACCAGACTCGATTGGCAGAACTACATATTTGTCATTGTTTAATCACAATCATACAGAATAGTATCAGAGAGCCATCCCCCAAATTCTCCTCCATAGTAATCACCAGCAATTCCAAGAGGAACAGGATCTGAGCCTGAACTAACTAATCAGCCAAGAGCTGCACTGCCTATTCGCCCAGTATTCGATTATTCTAATTGATCTTCTATGACAAAGGAAAATAAAGGCCTATCACAAGAATGATTTTTAAAAGTCCTTATGTAAGATTCGGATTTATTACAACTGTTTTGCACATAATTGT